ATGAGGATCCAGATCCGCGCCTTCCTCGAGAACAACGGCGCGACCGCAAACGCCGTCGTGTACCTCGGCACGGGAGCGGGTGGCTTCATCACGCTGCGTCCGTCCAACCGCATCGTGAACGTCAACACGGTCAGCGATGCAGGCGTGACGGCCGCGGCGACCTCGGTCACGTGGGGGCAGTTCTCGCTCGTGAACCCGGCCGAGTCTCGCTGGTACGGCGTGGGCTGGATGGCTGCGGCGGGTGTGTCCTCGGTCTACAACCTCACGCTCCCCACCGACCTCCCGGGTCGCCCCTTCTCGGCGTACCCGCAGACGCTGGACTACGGCACGCTGATGCGCGCTGTGGCTGGCCCGACGCTCGCGGGCGATGAGTGGACGATCACGCCGCGCTATGACTACGGCATCGACAACGTCCTCGTGAGCGAGGCCCCTTCGCCTCGTCAGTCGTGGCGCTCGGTCGACGCTACGCAGCATGAACTCACGTGGGTCATCGAGAGTGGAGCGGGAGCGGTCACCCCTCTGCGTGGGCCTCTCGGGGCGCTCTACCTGGGCGGCGTGAACTTCCGCACGGCTACCCTCGAGGGCCGCAACGGCGCCGGAGCGTGGGTAAGCCTCGGCGTGATCGACATGGCAGCGCAGAGCCGGCCGCTTCGGTGGGTGCGCAACGGTACGATCATCGAGCCCGACACCAGCAGCGCCACGAGCGCCGGCTACTTCTGGCCGCATGGTGTGTTGCGGGGAGCGCGCTTCGTGCCAGACGTGACCGCGGCCTCGGGCCTGACGGCGAAGGCGATCAGCAACTCCAGCGAAGGCAACTGGACGAACCAGAGCGGGCGCCGGCTGCGCCTCGAGGTGTCGGACACCTCTGGCCTCGGGTCGAGCGGAACGAACGGCGCTATCGTCCACCGGTCGGGCCTTCTCGTGTGGAACAATGACCCGCGGTACAACGCGTACAGGCTCACCATTCCGGCGCAGCACACGGTCGAGGACTACTTCGAGATCGGGACGATGGTCCTCGGGCACATCCTCGCGTTCGGGCGCCGGTACAGCTGGGGGCGCACGGTGCAGACCTCGCCGAACACGGCGCTAACGACTGGGCGCTCGGGCGCACGTCGGGCGCAGAACTTCGGCCCATCGCGCCGGTCAGTGGAATTTGGGTGGACGGATGGCACCGACCTGAGCGCAGTCCGACAGGCTGGCCCTGCGGACTACGTGAACGCCGCGGCCTCGGGAGGTGGCGAGGCCGCGGCTACCTGGTTTGACGCGCCGCTCTCCATGGAGGGCCTCGTCCGCGAGCTCTACGGTAGCCAGACGCCGGTCGTTTACCTGCCGTGGATCGAGCGTCAGGCGCTGGGCACTGTCTACACGGCGAGCCATCCCGATCTCATGATGTACGGCCGCATCGTCTCCGACGTGAGCATCGAGAGCGTACAAGGCGAGGAGTGGATCGCGAGCGGCGCGGCTAACGGCGAAGTCGTCCGCACATCGGTCATTCGCCTCGAGGAGGAACTGTGACCGACAGGTGGACCGAGGCGCAGCTGCGCGAGGAAATCTACTGGGTCCTCGCGCTTGAGTGGGCGGGCGGGACGTTCTACCTGTCCACCGACTCGCTGTTCATCGTGGACGGTGACGACACCATCACGACGACGCCCGACCTCGTGGACTATCCAGCGGTCGAGGAGGCCCTCGAAATCTGGAGCGTCGAGACGCCGCGCCTTTCGGTCCCGCTTTCGTTCATCCTCCCTGTCGACGTGCCTGGGCTCATCGCAGAGGGCCACGCCCTCGACGGGGCTGTGGGCGAGCTCTGCCAGTGGGCACGCGGTACGGAGTGGAGCGCGCGCCGTGTGGTCGTGCGAGGCAAGCTGGTAGACCCCGAATACGGCGCCGAATGGGAGCCCATTACGTGCTCGCTTGAGGAGATGGTTGCCGACGGACAGACAACCCTCCCCGTGCAGCCGATCACCATCGCGCCGTGGCTTGCTCGCGCCGTGAGCACGCTATCCTCGGCAGACGTAGGGGATGCTGGCGTGGTGATCCCGATGGTCTGGGGAACGCCGGGAGCAACGACCGCAGCCGGAAGCCCGGCGCCCATCATCGGGACGAGTGGCTCGCTCGTCTACCTGGGCATCGCCTGTCATTACGTCGAGGCGTTCTCGGTGGACATCATCGATAGCGCCGGCACGACGGAGACGTTCGTCGTGTACTACACGGACACCCGTCAATACTGGGGCTATACACGAGGTATTCCTCTGGTTGCGTGGGTCGTGGTCGATACGAGTACGTCGTCGCTCGTGCTGACCGACTCGCTCTTCGCCATCTGGAACAACGGCGCGGCGCTTGTGGACGAGAGCAGTCAAGCCATTCGCGGCGTAGGCGATCTCCTCGCGCATGTCCTTCGCACCTCTGCGCTGCGTGTGGACTACGGCCGCGTCGATGCCGTGCGCCCCTTGTTGAACCAGTATCAGACGAGCGGCTACATCGACGAGGTCGTGGCGCTCGGGGAGTACATCACCGAGGTCCTCGCCGCCGTGTTCCCGTTCGCGATGGCTGGCGGGCAGGGAGGCGTGTACCCGTTCCTCTGGCCGGTCTACCCGCAGGCATCCTCTGCCGTCGCAGTGCTCTCCACGGACCTCGACCCGAACCTCGAGCGCGTGGGGCGCATCGCCTACGAGGGCTCCGACGAGGTCGCCACCGACATCGAGCTCCGGTACACGTGGAACCCGCAGACCGAGGGCTACATGGTCGCCCGCTCGGTGGGCGGCGAGGTGTCCGTCGCGGATCCCGACCGAATGACCATCGCGCAGCTCATCGGCCCGAGGTCGCGCTACGGGCTTCGGCGCAAGGTGCTCGAGACGACGGTCGTGCATGACGCGACGACAGCCAGCAAGGTGCTCCTCGCCCAGGCGGCACGCTACGGTCAGCCCGCGCGCATGGTGCAGTACATCGCGCCACGCCGGTATGGCTGGCTTCGGCGTGGTGACCTGATCGCGCTTACGGATGTCGAGGTTGCGGCCGCGTCGCAGCTCTGCCTTATCGAAGGCGTGCAGTGGACCGAGGACGGCGCGCTTACGCTCACGCTGCGATACATCGAGGCGGGGGCCTGATGGCACGCGTACCGCTTACACGGAACAGCACCGGACAGTTCGCCCGCGTGGCGCAGCTGGTAGCCGGGACGAACGTCACGATCTCCGAGAGCCTTACGGGCGAGGTGCTTACGGTCACGGTCGCCGCATCTGGCGGTGGCGGTGGCGGTGGGACGCCAGCCACGACGGTCGTGAGCGAAACCTCTTTTGGGCAGAGCCCGGCCGTGGGGACCTCGACGGACTTCGCGCGTGGCGATCACAGCCACGGCACGCCCGCGGTACCCGCTCACTCTGCCCTGTCCTCGCTCGGGTGGACCTCGAGCGGACACACGGGCAGCACGACGAGCGTGGCGGCGTTCAACGGTGGTGGCACCGCACAGGCAGTGCAGGCTACCGCAGACGAGACGATGCTCGTGCGTCGTGGGGGAACCCTTCAATGGGTGGCCATCGCCGCGGCAGTGAGTCTCCTTGCGAACGCATACGACTACGAGGACCTCCCCGGGCAGGCCCTCACGCTTGACACTGCCGGCGTGTTCCCCGGTACCATCTCCTAGGAGGACGCGTGGCTCTCTCGCCGCTCAACTGGAAGTATGTAGGCGCCGCCAGCTTCACGGGCGGGAGCATCTCGGCGTGCCTCGACGCCATCTATACGCTCGGTCAGGCAACAACCTACGCGAACGGTTCGGCGCGCACGCCCGGGACGGGTAGCGCCTGGACGTGGGCGCGCGAGCAGATCAGCAGCGTAACGGAGGCCGCATACGGCAACCCGCCCACGAACGCCCTAGGCATGCGCTACATCGTCGCGAACACGACGAGGACGCAGTCCTACACGCTCCTCTCGCCAGACAACGCCATGACGAACAACTGCCTCCTCTACGGGATGAACCGTGGGAGCGGCACGTATACATCGTGGGTCAACGCGCAGCCGTTTACGTCTGGCTTCTCGGGATACTGGAAGTGGAGCCGCACCTTCTCCACGGTCTCCTATGACCGCGTGTTCATGTGGGAGTCGCAAGAGGGATGCGTCATGCAGGTGTGCCAAGCGGCGACGGCAGGCACGACTTCCGCGGTGGCCTTCGGCGCGCTACTCGACCCGCTTTCCAGTGCCGCAGGTACGGCCGAGAGCGATGGGCGTGTGTACATGATGACGGGGCAAGGCTCCACGAGCAACATCTCCGCAACGTGGAGCTCGCTCGGTGCTTCGGATGGCGGGTGGTTCTCGCATACGACGAGTGTACAGACGTGCCACAGTGGAGCCTTCAACAACGGAAGCACGACCGTCACGGGCATCGGGCGCTATTTCGGGTCGCTGGGCAACGTCATTCCGGCCGCATGGGCGAACCGTGGCGGCGAAATCCCGCGTGTCCCCGTTCAGGTCGGCGTCCTCGCGGGTGCCTTCTACGGGCAGCTGCGCGAGATCTACTACACGTCCGACAGCCAGACCGGCCTCACGTGGCGCTACCTGGGCGTCGAGCAGGGCTATATTGCCGGGTACCACCCGACGACCGCAGGCGACAGCCTCCTCTTGAAGGTATGAAATGGACGCGACCGACTACATCCTCTCCATCCTCTCGGCGAACCCTAGCGTGGTGACCATCGACCTTCAGGCGGGCGCTACGGTCGACGCCGCGCGTTTGCCTGCTGGCGTGACGTGCGCCTCCTGGGGCGAGGATTGGAGCGAGGGCCTCGACGACGAGGGCCGCTTGGTCGTGCGTTTCCGCGCGTAGTGCGCTAGTATCGGCCCATCGGCTGGGGGTCTGATGGGCGCTGAAACACCGACCACATGGACGCAGAAGCTGGTCCCTGTCCCCGTGTGGGCGCTCCTTATGCTCGGCGCGGCTATGGCCGGCGGCGGTGGCATGCTCGGGATGTCGCAGGCCGAAGCCTCGGGTGCTCCAGACCCGGCGCAGATCGAGCAAATCCTTTCCGGCCAGCGCCGGATCGAGGGTCGCCTCGACGCTATCGAGCGCCAGCTGGCGACCGTCGCCGCGATGGCCCACACGCACACAGGAGTCACCAGTGCCCCTATCCCCTGACGAAATCATGAAGCTCCCGGCCGAGGTGCTCGTGCTCCTCGACGCCATCAAGGATGCCCGCGCGGTCGACGGCGACGGAGGCACGAAGATCACCCGTGCCGAGCGCCGCAAGCTGCTCGCACTCGCTGGCAAGCTCGTGTACCTGCTCACCGTCGACGCGCTCGACTAGGAGGCATTATGGCCGCTCTCGACCTTTCCGGCATCACGCAGCTCCCCTACGTGTCGAGCACCACGACGCCGGGCACCTCGAACCTGTGCCGGATCATTCTCCTCCCCGAGGGCGTGAGCCTGAAGATCACGCTCCACAACCGCGACAAGGCGTCGAAGGTGCTGGCGTTCAGCTTCGACCCGACCCTGACGGACGGAGGCGCGGCGCCCGCGACGTACTTCTCGGTGCACGATCTGACCAACATGAAGTGCGGCCGCAACCGCGTCAGCGGGTTCTCCGGCGTCACGCAGGTCGCGGTCTTCGCGCCGTCGCACACGTCCGTTAACTGCGAGATCCTCATCGAAGAGGACGGCATCTGATGGACCCGATCCACGTCGAGGAGCCCGTCGTCGACCCGGCGCCCCCGGTGCATACGCCCGAGAAGGACGCCATCGTGGCGAGCGTGACGGATGACGCCGCGCTCATCGCCCACGAGGCGCAGGCCGCTACCCCGTCGCCCGAGGAGCTCGTCAAGCTCGCCAAGGGCGCCGAGGAAGGTGGGATGCTCGGCGTGGTCCTCGCCGTCGTGGCGGTCCTCGGGGGCGGCGCCGGCTGGAAGTTCTACTCGCAGTCGAGCAAGCAGAAGGCCGACCTTGCCACGAAGCAGGCCGAGCTCGCGCACGACCTCGCCATGGCAGAGCTCAACGCGAAGATGCAGGCCCCTACCGTGAGCCCGCCGCCGTGCGTGGCTGCGCACACCTCCCTCGAGGCGCGTATCGCCGCGGTCGAGGCCAAAGCCTCGCGTATGACCTTGCCCGACTTTCCCGACGACTTCGACGCCGAGCTGCTGATCGCTCGCGTCGAGAAGCTCGAGAAGGCCGCGAAGAAGAAGCCAGCGACCGCAGGGAGGAAGCCGTGAACCTGTCTCCGCACTTCACCTTTGACGAGCTCACGCGTACCGGGCAGACGGCGCTCCAGGCAGTCAACCGTCAGGAGGCGCAGGCGTGTATGGGTGCGCTGACGGCGCTCGCGACCACCATCCTCGAGCCCATCCGCACGAAGTTCGGGCCTATTCGTGTGAATAGTGCCTTCAGGGGGCCTGCCGTCAATACGGCGGTAAACGGGTCAAAAAGTAGCCAGCACCTCACCGGGCAGGCCGCGGACATCGTCGTTCCCGGCGTGGCGCTTGAGGTCGTGTTCGCGTGGATCGTGAAGGAGAGCGGCATCCCGTTCGGGCAGGCCATCCTCGAGGGCCCTGGCGGCAAGGTGTCGTGGATCCACGTCTCCCTGGGCGAGCCGTACCGTCCTCTCGCGAAGAGCCGTCAGGCGCTCACGTGGGACGGCAAGACTTACGCGCCGTGGAAGGGCTAGACGTTTCCTGTGCGGTCGAGGTCGGCGAGGTGCTGTCCATCGCCGACCCTCGACTTCACGACTGCGCGTGGCCTGAGGGCCTCACGCTCACGGCTCACGTGGTCGAGGTCGACCCAGTCGTGGTGCGTGTGCGTGTGACCACGCATCGGCTCTGCATCGAAGCCGATGACGAGGCCGCGCAGGTCCGGCGCGTGTGGCGCCGTGCCGTCGCGAAGGCGCGTCAAGCGTGGGGACCAGAGTTCACGGTCGATACGGTCCGCGGTGACTGTTCCGATGCCGTGCGCTCTGCCGACGTAGACGTGCTCGAGACACGATAGCGCGCAGCACGCACACGGCGACCCGTGCGACCAGCTGCACCATCGCGCCAACGAGCAGCACGATGGTCGCCACGATCAGCCACGCGAGCACTACTCGACCAGATGCGCGAAGAGCGGCCCGAGCGTGAAGCGAATGCGTGCCCGTGCGATCTCGGCGTATTCGGGAGAGAGCTCGCACCCGATGAAGCGCATCCCTTCGAGCATGGCCGCACGTCCGGTGGAGCCCGACCCGGTGAACGGGTCCAGCACGAGGCCCCCCCGTGGCGTGACCATCCGCACGAGGTAGCGCATCAGGTCGGTGGGCTTGACGGTCGGGTGCACGTTCTTCGGCACGTCTCCGAGCATCTCGTCGCGGTCCTCTCCGCTCGCCTTTGCCGTGTAGAAGTACCGAGCCGCGTCGCGAAGGCCCTCAGTCGCCTCGTCGCTGCCGTCGTGGAGGACGTTGGCGGGCCAGCGGCCGACCTGCCCCCCAAACACACCACCAGCGGACGATCCATAGACGGGCGAGTCGCTATACCCACCCTTTCGCTCTACAACGACCTCATCTCCAACCCTACACCCATCCACATTGATCGCACCCGTACCGTACCGCAGCACGTTCGCCGCGACGGTCCCGACAAGCGGCTTCCGAGCCATGCAGATCGGCTCGTGCGCTGGCTTTAGGGCGGTGCCCCATCCGGACCAGCGGCGGGCGTCGTCGGTGTATGGTTCTGTGACTTCTCCGACTGCATCTTCGTCGCCACCATTCATGCGGATTCGCATATTGCAACCGGGCGATATGTGGGCATGTTTGCCGACCACCTTGCGCCGCTTCATGTTCTCGCTCTCGACCGTCCGCGAGCGCACTAGATCCTCGATCTCATCGGGAACGGGTGGGAGCAGCGGTCGAAGAAGGTCGAACAGGTCGGCGGTGGCGACGGCAGGCTGCGACTTATCGGTGAGGTAATGTGATCCCATGAACGTTCCGGTCGCGTCGTTCACCTGCTGCGCCGTTATGCCCGTGGAGCGCATCCAAGCGGTGAAGGTGCGCGCGCGTTCTTCCATCGGGCCAATGCGGTCGATCTTGTCGATGGCTTTGGACACGTCCAACGACTTCGGGAACCCAGAACCATAGATCCACATGATCTGGTCGCGCACGTCGAACCCAGCGTCCTCGATGGCGCATGCCATGCGATGA